TTTTAATTTGCATATAACGAGGCAAAATATACCATTCCCCCAGCTCCACCAACAAAGATAGCTATCCCTGCCACAATTGATATTCCCTTCATAATCTTATTCCGACGAGCCATTGCCGCATACTTACTAGCCCTATGGGCTTCGGCTGACTTCTTTCGCATCGAAACAAATTCATCCCAAGCCTTCATACCTCTGGCACTTATAATAACGTCTCTTAAATCTCTCTCAAAATCTTCGGCTTTTTTCTTGAGAATAAAGTCATTGAGTGGATCAGATTTGTTCTTATCTGCCGTTTTTGTGCCGTCAATAAATTCAAAAAGGTTATTAATATCCTTGGACATCGAACTGAGATCTTTACCAATCGATATTCCTTTTTTAATAGCCCCAAATGCTAAAAGCGCACCGCTTAATGGGTCCAATTTTTTTGCCTCCCGTTGTACCTTACTTAATTAAATTTATTGTCCAATCTGCAATAAATCCAATTAGACCGCCTACTGCCAGTATAACAATAAAAGCACCCTTCCACCTATTCGATGTCGCTCGAAGTTCAGTTACATCTGCTTTCATTTCATCTATATCTTTATGTAAATGCTGGATTCTTTCCTCTAGACGAGCGAGTGTAACTGCTGTGTCTTCCATAGTCCTAACCGTGGAATGTTGTTAAAGAGCTGACATTAGTGAGTGTGGCATGAACATTAGTTACGAAACGCATACCATCTTCTGGTATGGACATGCTGTCTACTCCCTCTCCAGTAGTAGCCGCTGGAGTTGTTAAAGTTAAAATTGTTTCACCGCTGGCTCCACCGTCTCTTAAGACAATAGATCCCGCAGTACCTCCAAGAACGTAATATAGCTTCTTAACCCTCGCTGGGTTATCAACAGCCGTTCCTGTCGATGTAATCGTAGTAGCTTTTATTGAAGCCATGAACGCATCCCCTTATTGAATAAAAATAAAAGGGCGACCTAAGCCGCCCTAATATACGTGTTTTGACTAGTCAGAAATTACGCACCGGGAGATGCAAAATATCCGAGTGGGTCAGAGTAACCGAATGAGTAACGCTCTCTACCTTTGTATCTTACGTTTCCAGTTTCGAAGTCACCTTCCATGTCCGTCTTCATAGCAACTCTTGTGAAGTGCTTGAACGAGTTTGGAATGTCGGTTTTTAAGAACCAAGCATCAGTATCGGTGAAGAAGTTATTCACCATATAACCGCCCGGAATAGCTCCAGTAGATGCCAAGGCATTTACATCGTTTTTGGCAAAATTGCCATCGCCTGTTCCGCCAGCAACTGTTGACAATGTTGACTTCATAATTCTTTCTGCTTCAAATTGAAGATCAGAAGGAATAAGAAGCTTCATTGGTCTAGCCGCTATTTTCAGTCCTCTTTCATCTGTCCACTTACCAATCGCAATGATTGCCGCTTCTAGAGAGGTTTCGTTGAGATCCACAGCGGACCCCGGCTCGTTTCCGTTGGAACCGCCATTTACTAGTGGGTGTGCAGTATGGAAAAGGTTAACACCGTCTCCTCCTACTTGACCTGTAAAGCCTTCGTTAAACAACGCCGCGCCTTTGACTTCCTTTGTATTTTGGAAGGCTCGTGCAAGAGCTTTGGTGTAACGAGCGGACAATGAATCATAGAGGTTATCCTCTACTGCTTCAGTTGTTAAACTGAAACCCATTGCCACGACTTCGTGGGTATACCTACTGGTGTAAGCTTCTTGTGCATCATCATATGTGATTGCCGCACCTTCTTGCTTAGTTGGGGCTGTCCCAAAACCAGAGAGTTTTACTTCTTCTTCGAATGAACGATCAGAAGACTCAATCTCATAACAAGCTCTCCACTGTTCTGGATACCGCTTGTACTCCAATCCGAAAAGGCCATTTAGCCCCGGAAGGAGTTCTTTCATGAGTTGTGAACGTGATATTGCCATGTTCTAAACCCCCTATGTTATCGCGGCGGCCATCAGGGCATGCTCAGCTTGGTTCATCATCACAATTATATCTGTGTTTGAATCACCAATAGCAGAACCCGGACGGGCAACGAAATCGACTATACGCCAGCATTTGCCTGTAATAGCGGCAGTGCTTGCGTCAGCCTGTAATCCAGAATTACCAGTAGTGGCACTTCCAGCTTGAGTTTGTACTAAGTCAATAGTTTGACCTAGTAGCGTTTGTGCAATTGCACCATCCGCTTGAACCTCATAGAGAGTCATCGGATTTACTGTTACCACAGCCTTAATATCCGTAGCGACTATTGAGCCGGGATAGTGCTGTGAAAAAGTCAATTGACCTGTTGATGGATCTGTATAACTACAGCCCATGAACACACCAATCGGATTGACCTCCCCAGCGGCAGATTCTCTTACAAGAAATCCGTCATCTGTGGAGTTCGTAACGTCGGCAAAGCCTACTACGTCCCCATTGAAGATAGCAGTCGCATATCCACTCTTAATTAGTAAAGTCTGAGTAGAACCAGCAAAAGGCATACCTCCAAGGAGAGCGACAGGTTTTAGCCCACGCGGTGCTGAAACGGTTGCCATTTCAAACCTCCTTCAAGATTAAAGTTAAGTTTAACCCGATCCGAAAGTCGATCTTGATTGCCTTTGTGGGGCGTTAATCGGCATTCGAGGGTCTGATTCCCGCATAAGGTTATTATCAACGGATTCCATCATCCCCCTAGACTGGGCAAGATAATGGGCTTGGCGTTGTTGAGCCATATGTTCGGGCATCTTACATAGAAGCAAGCCACCAACCTCCATCTTACCTTCAAATTTCTTATTCGGTTCGATTAAAAGGTGCTGTAATTCTGGAACTTCTTCGACTGGAACAGGTTCCCAACCTTCACGAATTTTTTTAGAATAATTCATAGGGTCGTCCTGTCCCATCGATGATACTCTAACCCATTTAAATCTGACCCCTTCTTTAGGGTCTGGGTCTGGCAGAATATTTGCGGGGGACCATGTTTGTTGGCGTTCCTCACTTTCACGCTTCTGAGTGATAGTAGAACGAATTGCTTTTTTAGGTTCGGTCATTTTTTACCTCAACTATTAAGAGCGATAAACTGCTTGGCGTATTCCTCAATGGGAACACCAAGACGTTTAGCGACAGCCACTTGTGATGGCGTTAAACGGACTTTGCGTGATTTGCTCGATTGGTTTCCCGCAGGGGTTACAACCATATTCACGTTTCTATCTCTGGGCTGTTCCGTTGTCACAGATCCAGAAAACTTTTGAGGAAACTCTTGTTGCATACGCTTATCAAGCGCAGAATAATATTCTTCAGAGTCACCTTTTAAACCAAGCCGCATAAGTTCGTCGTGAACCGTATATGCGGCGGCGGTCATAATTGTATCCTTGTTAAACCAAGAATTTCTTGAAGCCCACTCAACTGCTTTTGAGTTGGGCGGCGGAGTAAGATCTATTTGAGATTTGGTCTGAATACTTTCAGCCGCTCTCTTGACCTGTGCCGCCTGTTGACGTCCCGTAGAGGCTTGAATCATAGCTTCTTGAGCCGCAACTATTGCATCTGCGTCGCCTTCTTCGTAAGCTTTCTTATACGCAATTTTAGCCGCGTCGGCTTGCGAATTAAGACGACCCTCCATCTCATGGGAACCTAACTGCCCAAATTGGGTAGCTTGCTCTCTGAGCTGTTTGTTCTCTTCCATAACTCTATTTGCGACATTGTAATATTCATCACGCTGACGCTCTGCTTCACGCTGTTTGTGCGTTAAGTCATCTATACGTTTCTGGAATTTAGTTCCACGAGGTTTCTTTTCTTCTGATTCAGCCTCAACTGTAGCCTCGTCAGATTGCTCATTCGTGGTATCTTCGGCTTGATCCTCCTGTAAGGAAGCATCGTTGGCTTCAGATTCTTCACTAAGGTCAACCTCTATATCTTCCTCTTTTATATCTTCATCTATCATGCTGTTGCCCTCGACACTTTGGTTGGATCTTCAATGACAGCCATTACGCTGTCGTCATTAATTATTCGAAGCTCCGCTCCATCGTACTCAAAACGATGACCAGCATATTTTGACAGTAAGACCCAGTCACCCTCAATACACCACGGACCATCACTGAACCTTGGGTCTGTATCTGGGTAGGCGTCTTTTCCTATCGTCACCACTTGACAAACGATACTCGCAATATCCTCTGCCTTCTTAATATCGTTAGGAAGATACAATCCACCTGACGTTGTTTCGTTTACTTTGGGAGTTACCACTAGAATGTGATACCCCGTAGGCACTGGGAGATTCTTGGGTAAAGAAATCTCTGCGGTAGAATATACCGATCCGCTCATATTATTCTCCTATAAGCAACTGTTGTGGGTAGCTGGCCCCCTGCGACGAACTAATCTTCGTCTGGTATTTTTGAAAGGGTAAGAAGTTCCCTTTCGGCGACGGCAAGACCTTCAATTTGTCCTACCATTCGTTGGTATTGATCAAAACTTTCAGCTTGCCCTAAAGCAACTCTGTCGGTCAGATCATTCATTATGCGCCGTATTTCACCTCTCAGTGTTTCGGCGAAAGTCATAGATTCTGGTGTTATCAATTTTTACTCTTACTCTTTTCTAAATCGACTTGCATTTTCTTCTCTGCTATAATCTTGTTTTGAAGCATTCGCTTCTCCTCAAGGTCATTTCTCATTTTCGTTTTTTGCAAATCTG